GAATTTCGGCAAGATCTTCAACAAATTGGTCGGTTGCTTCTTGTTTGTCTAGTGAGTCAAAGAAACGATCGAGGCGTGTCGTTGCAGTTTCAACGCCTTCGTTAAGTTTGTCTGTTTCTACGTTGACACGGCCAAGTGTGCTTTCCCATTCATCGCCGGCACGCCGTACACCGTTAATTGAGTACATGAGCGGTTCGATTGCTTTGTCGGCTGCTTTGCTTTCTTGTTCAAGTGCTCGCAACGATTTGTTTGCAAGGGCATCAACGTGTTCAGCTGCCTCTTGTGCTTGGCTCGCCAATTTCGGTATTTCTGGAATGTCGATGCCAGGTATTTTGTTGATTGCTGAGATGATCAGGTTAAGCGCATCAATCCAAAGATTGATGTAGCCCCTGACGGCATTCCACACAGTTGAAAACACAACTTTGAGTGCGTCAACGGCTTTTCCGAGAATGTTGAATTTCATTTGCAGCACAACGATCGCTGCGATGATTGCCACAATGATGCCAATACCTGTAGCAACCCACAGCGCCGTGAATGAGCCGGCAAGCACAGAGTTGAGCGTGGTGGTGATGGCTTGCACCGTGTTGTAGATCGACATTGCTATGTTGAGCGCCACAATTGCGCCGGCAAGCGTGCCGACAACAACGCCGATGGTCACAATGAGATCGGTGTTGTTGCCAATAAAATTGGCCATTGATTCAAGGATTGGCAACAGTTGTTCGAGTACCGGCAGCAACGCTTTGCCGATTGCTTCTTTGGCGTTGTCCAACTCAATTTTCATGAGTTTGAACCGGCCTTCAAGCGTTTCGGTCGAGTCTTGTGCAGCGCCACCAAACGTTGCGGCGAGCTGTGCCATCACCTCGTCGGCTGACGCACCGCTGGCGATCATGTCGGTGAGCGATTTGTCAAGTTCTTTGAGTGGCCCTACTTCGCCTTGAAAGCCTTCCTGTAATGCTTCGGTAACTGTTTCAAGGTCTTTGCCGGTTGCTGCAGCAACATCAAGCGCCAACGTCATCAAATCTTGTGCTTCGGTAACGTCACCTGTAGCACGCACCAAATTTGCAAACGCCGGCCGAAGTTCACTATCACTTACCGCTGCAGCCTTTTCGGTTTCAGCAATGTACGTTTCAACCGCTGCAACTTGTGCTTCGGTTGCTTCGGTTGTCGCTTTGAGTGTGCGCGCTAACTCGGCTTGTTGTGCGGTGTCTTCGATCGCTGCTTTGACCGACAGACCTGCGGCTGCTGTTAAACCGGCGAGCGCTGCTGTAGCCGGCAGAAACGCTTGTTTCAATGCGTAGCCGGCTTTTGCGCCTGCGCCTTCTAGTTTCTTAAACTCTTTGATGGCACGGTCAAGGCCTTTGGCTTCGAACTCGGTTACTAATGGTATGCGTGCCATGTCATGCTGCCCTGTCTAATGCTTTTTCAAGTTCCAACGACCATTTATCGATAACGTCTTGCAGTTCCCTGTTCAAATAGAAAAGGTTTTGTTCAACGGCCGGCCACAAATAGCGTGGTGATTCGCTTTTAGCGTTCAAAGCGGCGACAAAGCGGTCGCCAGCATTTTTTGAATGTATGTCGCCGGCACGCCTGCGGCCTGCGTTCTCGTAAATTGCGCCGGCGGGGTCTTTTTGGATGATTGACAACAGGTTGATTTTGTTGTCGGGGCCGATGGGTCGCACATCGGTTTGTGCAACGATGCCTGAACGTGCTTTTTTTGTCCAGGCACGGTCACCGCCGCTTGAGCGTGCCAATGTCCATTTGCCCCAATTGGTTAGGGCTGTTGGTTGTGGTACCAGTTCGCGTGCTCGATCAACAACTGGTCGTGCAGCTGATTTCATTTCGCGTGGCAACAGGCGTGCTAGTTCGGGTTCTACCTTGCGGAGATAGCGCACAACGACACCGATGCCTTCTGTGTCGATTTCAACGCCTTTTAGCACGGTTCTGTTCTTTCACTACGTCATTTACGGTGTACAGGTCTTTCACGTCGAACTCTATGTGATGAGGCCACCAACCAACGGCAACTAGCAGTTCTGCTAGTGCTCGTCGGTGGGTGCCTCGTTGGTAGGGCGTTCGTCGCCTTCTCCAATCACTTCGAGTTTCACAACTTTCTTGACGAAATCATCGAACACGGCTGGCACAACATGGCCGGCTTGTTTTGATGATTCGTAGGCCAGGTAGGCGAGATCTTCCATTCCGATGCCTTGCGCTAGGTTGCTGGCTTTCGTTTTGAATTTTCTTTCCCATGCCACGATTGTGAACAGGTTGGTTTCTACCTGATATTGGTCGTCTGCTGTGGTGACTTGAATATTGAGTTGCATTGTCGGTGCTTTCTATGTTGTTAGGTCAGGGTGTCGTCGAGCGAACGTAAGTACCGCCGGCAAATGACAGGTCGATGGTTTGCAATGCACCGAGTGCGCCGTTGATCGGGGTGATGCTGGCGAGGTACATGCCGGTAAACGTGTACTCAGGGTTATCTGTGCCAGCGGTGGTGCTGTCGGTTGCGTACACAACTACCGAGGTCGTTGTGCCCACCAACGATGCCAAATTTTCTTCGACTTCGCTGCTCCCGTATGCGAGCATGAGCGTGCAGGTGACCTCATGGTTGCCGAGGCCGGCGGTGTACTTGCGTGAGCCGTCAGCAAACGAAGTTGCTTCAAGCTGTTCAAAGTTGATGGTGACGACCGCTGAGGTGCATTGGTCGCTGTAATCAACCGAGTTGATGAGCAAAGCCGGTTGGCTGAGCACGGTGGTTGTTGCCATTTCAGTTTCTCCTTGTTGAAACTCTGACCGTTAGGTCGTATGCGGGGATTTGTTGTTCACCGATCAGCGCAGCCGAAGGCCGTGCGTCGATAATGCCGGCAACATTTTCAATGATGATGTCGGCTTGTGTCATAAGGTAATCGAGGGCATCGCTGTTGGCGGGGCCGCCGGCAAGTATGCGGCACACGATTGTTGCGTCAATGATGTTGGTGTTGAACCCGTTGACGGTTGGTGCTTCTACGAACACCGACATTGGTCGGGCGTTGCGCGGGTCTTTGACCACGACCATGCCAGCATCGGCAAGGCGTGTGCATACGTTGTCGTATGCTGCAGCAAGAATGCCAGTAGCAGCCATCTCAACCGATCTGCGGCCTTCCTACACCAAGCAGCTGCTTGATGCGTGACATGGTGCCGAACGGTACAGCGCCACCCATCTGATCAAACGATGCAAACGAATCAACCGAACCACGTTCACGATACAACGTCGCTGCGTACATGACAGTACCCAAAGACACCGAAGCATCAGGCACAGCATCAGAGTCGTCGTGGTAGCCGGCTTCATGCCTTGCCCGATAGCAGTAGGTGTTGGCTGCCGAAACACACGTCGCAATGAAAGCGGTGTCGTTCGCTGTTGCCGCTGAGATGCCTAGCCATTCGATCACTTCATCTGAGGTAATCCAAGTGGCTTCAGGTTCCCAACGTATTTCCCCAGTATCAACACCGTATTCAAGATCGTCGCCGGCGTTCGGGAAGATCAGTTGTTGTGGGCGTGGTACGTCGTAATCGAATACGAGTGTGCCGTTGGTTTCTACCCTGATCAGTTCGTAATCGACAAGTGACCAAACAGTTTGTTGGTTGCCGTCGAGACCTCGGCTGCTGCCAACAATGTTGACGGGTGAGCCGAGGGGGATGCTTGCGATTGGTTCAAGGGTTTGCACCACGCCATAACCATCAACGCGTGATGATTGGATGATTTCGAAGGTGGTCATGGCGTGGTGTTGTCCCTAGTGGAATATCAGACGAAGGCTGCTTTGACGTAGCGTGACGAATCAAGCATAAGCGTGGCGAAGTAGCCAAGCCATGAAATGTCGGTGCCGCGCACGGTTGCGTTCTGCACTCGCAGGAAGCCCTTTTGCTGTTCAAAGATCTCGAAGCCGGTTGTGTCTCCGAGAATCATGGTGCCGTTGCTGGTGTTGGCAAAGTTCGTATCGACAACGACCTGCAAGCCGAACGCAACAAAGTTGCTGGTGCCTGGTGTCGTGGTGCCGAAAGCGTTCATTGGGCCGACCTGCGGGAACAGAGGCCGGCCTGAGCCGTCTTCGAGTTTGCCGAGTGCTTCCCAGTTGCTTGCCGAAACAAACAGGTGGGTTGGCAGATGGCCGCCGTTGCCGGCGTTCTCAAGGATGTATGCGGCGTTTGCGTACAACCATGACAACCATTCGGTTGGGTCACCAATGTTTGCGACGGTGAAGTTTCCGGTGGTGGTGGCGCCTGCAGCGAGTGCGTCAGCTGCGACGTTGTCGGTGGTCTGTGCGTACACCTTGCCCATGTCCTCAAGAATGAGGTTGATGATCTCAGGCGATGACCAGTCGGACACCTGTTCTGAGACGGTGACGTAGCCGCCGTACGATGCTTTCGTGACTTGATTCTCTTGTACTTGGAACTCGCCGGCCTGAAGCGTTGCAAGTTCTGCTGACTGTACGGCCATCGAGGTGTGCGTTGAGACCGATGGGCGAATGAACACTTTGCCGGTGCCAGGCATTGCCTTTGGGCCGAACGCATCAACAACTGGGCGAATGCCGAGGTAGTCGTTGTAAACGGGGCCAACAATTGGCTCTGGCAACACGCCATCATTTGACGAGGTCGTCACATCAGGCGCCGCCGCTCTGATATTTTCGTTCATCTGGTGCCAACGATGGCCGCCTTCAAGTGCTGCAGCAATCCATTCGGACGCTGAAGGCAACTTGAACGACTTTGGCTGAGCAAAGACCGTTGGTGTTGGGGTCGTCTCGGCTGCTGCTTCCACGACCTCAGGGCTGTTTTCTGACATAGGTGCTTCCTCCTCGGAAGTGGTTTCGGGGTTTTCGGTGCTCTCCTCATCCTCTGCGGATGCGGCGATCTGTGTGATTTTGGCTGCAGCAAACGCCGGCTCGAACACAACACTTAGTTCTTTCCAGTTCGCTGCTTTAACGATGGTTGTGCGGCCGTCTTGTTCTACTTCGGTGGCCTCAATGCCGATTGACACGCTGTCGTATGCGCCCATTTTTAACAGTTCAACAAGGTCATCGCCTGCACGGGTGCGTGCAATTTCAGCGGTAAACAACATGCCGTCAGGTGTGTCTTCGCGTGCTGTGACCATTCCCACCGGCTGCGCCGAGCTGTCATGCTCGAGCAGCAGCCGTGGGGAAGGGCCATCGGTAGGTAGCGAACCTGCTTCGAGCCTAATTGTTTGACCGGTTGACACGGATGCGGGTACGCCGTACGGGGCGGCGATGCCTGAGATGGTGCGCGGTGCGTCACCTGCAGCTGCGTCAAGTGTCACGGATTGTGCAGTAAATCTAATCATTGGCGGGTTCTCCAATCGGGCCTTCAACGGGGATGTCGTGCATGATGTCGGCGCCTTCTAAATAGCGCTGCACATCAAACTCGACGTGTCGGCCTTTCGGTGTCACGGTGTCAAGCGACAGGGTTTCTTGTATGCAGTTAATGAACGGTGAAGCACCGAACATGATGAGATCTGTTCGTGCTTGTTGGCTGTTTTGGTAGGTCATGCCACCAACAGAGAGACCGACTAGCCATGCTGGAACCTGGCACACTCGGGACAGTTCGAGCGCTGCGTGTTGGCGGCCTTCCATCAGCTGCAACGTGGCAGGGTTTGATTTGAACTCCACCCACTCAACATGTTGGTTGAGCGCACCGATTGCACGCGTTGAACGTGCTTCAGCCCAAGCGCCGGCAAGTTCTGAAAGTTCGTCGCCGGCCATTGGTTCGCCGTCTTTTTGCTGTAGGTAGCCGGCTGCGATTTCGGTTGATGCGAAACGTTTGGCTGCTTCGTCGAGGCGATAGGCGATGTCAATTGTTCGGCCACCTGTCCACAGGATGCCGTCGAGCGGTGACAGGAATTGCACAACGTTGTTGGCGTCAAGGTCTACGCCGTTGAATTGAATGTCGTTTGATGGGCCAAACCATTCGGGGCCGGCTTGATCAAGTGTTGATACTTGGTCGGCTGGTAGCCACATAAATGACGCAGGGAAGCCGGTTGAGTAGCGGCTGGTCACATACCAGAACGCACGGCCGATCAGCATAAGGTCTTTGACGGTGGCCGACATGATGAAGTTGCGGGTCACGTTCGGGTCTGGCCGAGTAAACCACGATTCACCGGGCACATAGATTCGTTCGTACTCTTCGGAGCCGGAATCCCAAGCCAACGTGTACTGCTTTAAATCGAGGCCGGCAATAGTGCTTGTGATCAAGCCAACTGCACGGTTCACCGTTGGTATTGACAAAGCGCGTTCAGTCCCAGCACCGACTGAGTAAGAACTAAACGCGCCGGGCCTACCCGCGCCACCTGCAGCGGCTTTTACTTCAGACACACC